GCTGACCTTCGGCACATCTTGGATGTGGACATCCCGGCCGACGCCGAAATCTTCCGCTGGCCGGTGGCGCCCGAGTGGGGGCTGTCGTGCGCGAAGTGAAGCCGGTCGGCGACGGCTTCTTCTACGGCCACGGCGACGGCTACGGCTACGGCTACGGCGACGGCTACGGCTTCGGCGACGGCTACGGCGAAGGCTACGGCGACGGCTACGGCGACGGCTTCGGCGACGGCTACGGCTTCGGCGACGGCTACGGCGAAGGCTACGGCGACGGCGACGGCGACGGCGACGGCGACGGCGACGGCTACGGCGACGGCTACGGAACCATCCAGCACCGCTCGCGTAGGCGGGCAGCGTAGGTCATGAGCGAGGGCGTCCCGGAAGTCGCGCGGCGCCCTCGCGCTCTGGACCTCTTTTGCGGGGCCGGGTTGTAAAAGGAAGGCCAACCGATGGAAGAGAAAATGCAATTGCCGAGCGGAGACACGATAACGTGGCTGGATCTTGCAAGTAGGCTGAGCGATATCGAGCGCCGCCTGCGGGAGCTGGACGGCTGCGCTCGCGAGTGGCACCGCCGGGCGGTAAAGGCCGATGCCGGGCGCGCGCGAGACCGCAAGCGCGCGAAGAGCGCCGAGGAGGAAATGGCCGGATGGCGGACTCGGGCACTGGAGGCCGAGGCTGCACTCCGGCGGCTTGCCGACGGGTCGGGGAGCGATGAAGAACCTCACGGCTCGTCCGGCGGGTCGTAGACGTAGTGCCCCGGCTTGCCGGTCGGTCGAAGAGCACGGATGGCATCCATGCGGGCCTTGACGTTTTTCCGGGCCTGGAGCTCAGCCGCTTGGCGGGCCGCCTCATAGTCCGCCTGCGTGGGGACAGGCCGGGGCTTTCTGGTCTTCGGGTCGAGGTTCGCGGGGTTGAGTCCGCCGCTGGCGCTGCGCGCGTCGAGCGCGGCTTTCATCGGGGCGAAGACCTTATCCGTCTCGCGGGCGATGTCGTCCTGCTCTTGCTCGGGGCTGGGGTCCCGGTTCGCCTGCTTTTCGGTCTGCCGCTCGTAGGCGGAGACCTTCCGGCCCTCCAGAACCACTCGCTGGCCCTCGTAGCCCAGCTGCTGGCGCGCCCGCGCGGCGGCGGCGGCCGGGTCCTCGCGCACGCCCGCGGCGATCTGGGCCTGGAGCCCGGGCACCTCGCCCTTGAGCTTGGCGGCGGCGTCGTCGCCCAGGTGGTAGCGGACGGCAACCGCGTCCTGGAGCTTCCGCAGGGAGTCCATGTCGGGCTCGGGCAGGGAGGCGTAGGCCCGGGCCGCGTTGGCTTCGGGACTGTCCTTCCCCGCCATCTGCTCGACGTTGAGGACGAGGGCGTTCGCCACGACAGGGGCGGCCTGCCGCTGCTGCTCTTCGCGGGCCGCTTTCCCCTTCGCAAGGTCGGTGCCCTGCTCGAGGCTCCTGGTCTCGGCGCCGACGTGACCGATGGTGGCCTCCTTGGACCGGCGCTCGAGCTCGTCAAGCTGGGCCTGCCGAGCTTCCTTCCGGCGCTGGGCGGCCTCGGCAACGGCGGCCTGCCGCTCCGCCTGGACGGTGTTCGTGAAGCCGGCGATCCCCCGCGCGAGCCCGCCCGCGTAGTCGTTCGTGCTGGCGCCGGAGGCGATCCCCAGGCCCAGGTTCATCAGCGCGAGCCCGCGAGCGGAACGGCCGAGAGGCGCACCGGGCTCGCCGCGCTCGCCGTCTTCGGAGTCGTCGCCGGGGTTCCTGGGCGGGGAAGAGTTGGGCGGCTCCGGCGCCGAGGGGAAGAAGGAGGAGATGCCTTTCGGGTGGGTCGCCGACATCGCAGTGCCCACCGGCGGCCCCCCTGGGTAGAGCTTCCTCGTGCGGTACCGCCGCAAGCCGAGGGGGTCGCTCGGGTCGTAGTCGTCCCCGAAGTCAGCGCCGGAGAGGTAGTCGCTGAAGCTCGTGCCGAACATCTGTCTACCCCTTCCTCATGAGCGCGACCAGGCGCACCGCGCGAGCGCCAACCTCCTCAAACCACTCCGAGTCGACCATCTCGTCCGCGGCTTTGTCGTAGTCGCCCACCTGCATCGCGGCGAGAGCTCGGTGAAACCCCAGGAGCCCGGCCAGGCCAAGGTTGTAGGTCATGTTGACGAGAACCCGCTGGCGGGCGGAGCTCATGTTGCGCCACCAGGGGAGCTCGCGGTCGAGGTCCGCTTCCGCCGCGCGGAGGCGGTTCTGGCAGAGGTGGAGAGATTCCTCGGCCGTGATGCCGCCCCCGCCGGCGCGGTCGATGTTGATCCCGATGCCGATCGTCAGAAACCCCCGCGAGTCCCTGTAGGCGTAGAGCCGCTCTCCCTCATCGGTGCGGAGGTCGGCTACGAGCTGGTCGAGTAGCGACGATTCCATTCTGGTTCCTCTATCCATTGTAGGCTTTGTAGGCGCCGTAGGCGGCGAGGCCGTTGCCGACTCCGCCCTGGATCGCCGCGCCCGTTGGCGAGACCCCGAGACCAGGGACGACGTTGGTGCCCTGGGTGGTCGAGGTGCCACCGGTCCCGGAGATGGCCAGTATCATCTTCATGTAGTCGTCCAGGGCCCGCGACGGTGCCCCGGCGTTCCACTGATCGATCCCGGTCTGGTACTGGTCGCGGGCGAGGTTCAGGTTGCCGCGACCGACGCTCACCTGCCCCATCCCTACCGCCTTGTTGGCGTCGACCTGGTTCTGGTTCACGAGCCCCTCGCCCGCCGCGTTGGCCGCATTCACCCCCGCGAGGGAGATGCCGGCGAGCCCCGGGGCAGCGCCGATGGAGTCGGTCTGGTCCTTCGAGCTCTGGGCGCCCAGCCCCTGGAGGAGCGAGGTCGAGTACTCGTTGTGCCCGAGCATGGCCTGGATCGCGGCCAGGTTCTGCCCCCGGTAAGCCGCCGCCTGCTGAGCAGCCGTCGCCCCGCCGGAGGCCGCGGCTGAAGCCGAGATCCCGTACCGCTGGGTGGCATCGTTCATCGCGGCGATGTCGCGCTGGTTCAACTGGCCGGCGCCGGCGAGCTGGGCCTGGCGCAGCTGGTCCGCCGCGGTCAGGCGGGTCCCAGCGGAGACGCCGGCGATCGTCTTCCCGAGCGCGGCCTGGCCGGCCGTCAGGTCGGCGTTGTAGGAGCCCCCGCCAAAGCGCCCGCCCCCCTGGGCCGCGGCGTCCTGCTGCCGGGCTGCCTTCCAGTACGCGGTCATGGCGTCGTCCGAGCTGGCGTCGACGACCTGCTGAATATCCTTGGAGTCGACCGTCTGGGAGAGGAGCCCTTTGATGTAGTCGGAGAAGGTTCCCGGCGCAGCGCCCGTATCAGGAACAGAGCCCCTGCCCGCCACCATCGCCCGGTCGGAGGCGATTGCCGCCTCGCGGTCGTCTTCGCTCAAGAACCCCGGCGACGACGCGGGCCCCCCCCCGGCACCACCCCCACCGGGACCGGGACCGTAGCCCGCGTCGCTAAGGAACTGCGAGAGGGCGGCCTGCCCGCCGGCGTTGTCCTGCCCCTCGGTCGCACGATCGAGACGGTCGAGGATGGGGTTGTAGGACTCGAAGCCCGAGCCGCCGGTGGCCGCGGCCTTGGCGCCCCCCTCGCTCATGCGCCGGTTCGCCGCCTGGGCCGCCGCAGTCGTGGCGTCGTTGCCGGCGTTCATTCCCTTCTGGGCGGTCGCCGAGAAGATGGCCTGTGGTGTGGTGTAGGGGTTGGCCGGGGGCGCCGGCTTCGACGGCGTAGCCGCCGGTTTGGGCGCCGGCTTAGGCGCCGGGGCGGGAGGCGGGTCACGTCGCCACTGGCCCATCAGGCAGCTCCTCGAGAGGCCTTCCAGTCCATCCACGCCCTGTGCCGACCGGCCTTGCTCATGCCCTGGGTCTCTCCGCTCGCGAGGATCACCCGGTCACCCATGCGGCGGGCGCCGGCGGGCAGGCTGGAGGGCGCTTCCTGCGACGGCGAAGCGATCGAGGAGAGGCCGGAGGCTTGGTCGCTTCCGGGAAGCTGGGGCTGCTCGTCCGGAACCAGGGCTTGAGGAGGGCCGGCATCGCCGCCGCCGTGAGGAGTCGGCCAGTCGCCCTCCGCGTGGGCCAGGTGGCCGCCGGGGATGTACTGGGGGCCGTGCGCGATGTTGCCCCGCATCAGCTCCATGACCTGGCGGAAGTCGGGCTGGAGCTCGTTGGCGTAGTTGCCCACCTGGGTGGTGGTCTGGTCGGTGTAGCCCTTCTTGGGCTTGTTCGCCGCCTGCGCGCTTGAGTACTGGCCGTAGGCGGCGACTGCCGCCGCGGCAAGCCCCGCTATCCAACCCATGGGTGACCTCCCGTCTCGATGCGGAGTCGGGAGAAGATCTCCCAGCGAGCGGCCGAAAAGGGAATGTCCGGGAGCAGAAAGGACCACGCCTCGGCAACCGCGAGGGGGTCGTCAAGATCGGTGTAAAGGATCTCGTGGTACGGCCGCGCGAGGAGCAACGTGTCGAGCGCGCCCGCGACCAGCGAGAAGCCGGCCTGTGCGGCAGGAAGAGGGGTCTCGGCCGGAAGCCAGGAGCAGAAGCTTCGAAAGCTCTCCTCGCGCGGCCGACGCACGACGAGGAGGGGCGCCCCGGGCCATTTCTCGAAGAGCGCCTGCGCGTAGGTGGCGAGGCCAGAGTCCGCGATGCCGAAGCGCTCGCCCCTGCCCACCGGAGGCTCCAGGGGGTCGCACCAGGCCGTGGGGTCGTGGAGGCAGAGCACCGGCCCCGTCGAGAGGAAGGCGGCCCACCAGGCGGTGCGCGAGCGCGGGTATCCGGTGACGAAGAAGGGGGTCATTTCACCGTCCCGTGGTGCTGTCGGTACAGCCGACCCGCGAAGTGCTTGATGAAGGGGATGTCGAGCGGCCTGGCGGCCTGCACCTCCGGGGGCGCCGCATCATGAGCGGCCCGAGCCGCGGAGAGAAAGTGCTCCTGGTAGTCGGCCAGGGTGTGGGCCCCGGGAATCGGCTGCGTCTCGCCGCTCTTGAGGAGGTCTTCCAGGTGACTGCGGGAGAGCAGGCCCGTCGGGCCGCCAGCGATAGGCAGTTCGTCGGATGTCTTCATCGCTTCAATGCCTCCAGTGCCCAGACGCCGATCCTGGGAAGAAGGAAGACTACGAGCTCGGCGCCGCGGGGGACCTGGCAGACCTCGCAAACAACTGCGGTGTAGAGTCCCGCGTTCGGTTCGTGCCCGCCCACCGCCGCCTTGAGCGGTTGAAGTCCGCGGAGTAGTGCTTCCCGCCCGGCGCAGATGCGGGCGTGCCACTCCGGGAACTCCGCCTCCAGCACAGCGCCCACCGGGACGAAGGCGAGATCACCGCTCGGATAGAACGAGTTGCCAAACCCTGGGACCGCACCGCAGTCCCTGGCCGCCTGCTCGATCTCTTCGGGGCTTGCCAGGAGAACGTCCCGCGCCGCCGCCAGGGGAGCGTGCCGCAGGCCGGTGGTCAGGAGCCCGGCCGCCAGCGCCTGGGCCATGCTCCCCGAGCCCTGGAAGGCGACTACGGCGACCTCTCGGCTGGCGTTCAGGTTGTTGATCGCCGCGTTGAGGTGCGCCTCCATGAGCGTGTTCCAGAGAAGCACGTGGCGCTCCTCCGGGAAACTCGCGAAACCCGGGGGGAGGGGTTGGATCGGGTCGCTCATCCGATCCTCCGGTTGGGCTGGTAGGTGATCTGCACCCCCAGCAGGTAGAACGTGCCCGCGTAGGTGTCGGTGCCCAGGGTCCCCATGCGCTCGACGCGGAAGTGGATGGTGTCGGTGGTCTGGTCGACGAAGAGCCGAGTCGCCGGGTCGAGCTCCGCCTGGAAGTTGAGAGTGGCGGGCCCCGGAACGGCGAAGTTGACGCCCGCGCCAATACCACCTGGGTTGGTGAGGTCGGTGCCCACCTTCGTCGCCGCGGCTCGGAGCCGGATCTGCGCCGGGTTGGTCGAGGAGGCGCTCCCCGAGTAAAAGAGGCGGAACTGGAGAAAGCCGTCGATCCAGCGGGAGCGGCGTCGAAGGCTCCCAAAGCAGTTCTGGACGGCTGCAGCCGCGAAGCCGACGTAACCCGCCGCCACGGAGCCGATATTGCCGTAGGCGGCGCCAGCCTGGGGGATCAGGTTAGCGGCTCCGAGGTAGACCACGTTGTAGGCATCGGAGAGCGTGGCCTCGATAGCCCGCGCGTTCACCTTCCCAGGGCTCTCATCCTCAGGGTTGTAGTTGAGCACCGGCGCCCCGCTCATGCTGGTTTACGCACTGTAGGCGCCCCCCGTCTCGTACTCGATCTCCCAGCCCTTCATTTCGTTGACGGCCGAAACCTGGCCGCCGAGAACCATGGAAAGAGAGTGGAAGTCGGTGAATAGCGACGACTGCGCGGCGTACCAACCCATGCCGTCTGGAACGAGCTGCAGCGCGGAAACCGCCGGGGTCCCATAGGGCACGTTCACGTCCTTCAGGGAGGTGGTGACGGTCGCGCCCGCGCTGGGCGAGTAGGAGAGGATCGGCCGCACTCGGAGAATTCTCGTGGTAGCGTTCGGGTCGAGCTGAAAGTAGCCGTTCTCCAACGTGGCGGGGGCAGTTCCGATCGGAGACCATGTGCTCAGAAAATCGCCGGCGGTTGCGCCGTCGTAGATTCGGATAATAAAGACTTGGTTCTGCCCGGGGGTCCAGCTGTCTCCCGTGTCGCTACGCCAGCGGGGAAAAAGAATGCCGCTCTCCGTACCACCGTTGAGTGGCCCCGTGCGAAAAAAGGAGAAGCGCTTCTCGTTGATGTTATAGCAAAGGATGTTGGCGCCGTTGATTCCCCCGAGCACCTTGGTGTAGGCCCAGAAGATCAGACCGTTGGTGTTGTCGGCGACCGCCCCAACGAAGATTGGGTCCATGCCGGAGGCCGAGGCGTACGAGGAGAAGCTGGTCGTGTTGTCGAGCAGGGTGCGGCTCACCTTTCCATCGCCCAGGGTGGTGAACTGGTCGCTCTTCTGGAGCTGGCCGCCGTACTCCAGAACGGTCGGGCCTCCAGGCCCCCAGAAGTAGGTGTTCTGCTCGTCCTGCACGATGGAATTCGGGTAACGGCAGCCCTTGCCGCGCACAATTTCCTGGAAGGTATACGGTGGCCCATCGACCCTGACGACGGCGCGCTGCTGGAAAACGAGCCCATAATCCCCGCCTACCGCCCCAGTGATCATGCCGTAGTCGTTTTGAATTTGCTGGTAGTCGGAACCGACGTACTGAGGGTCGACCCGCGGTCCACCGAAGAAGCGCGGGGCGTCCGTCTGAGACCAGGCGACGAGTTGCGGGTTGGCGCCCGCGGGCACGGCGTCATAGGGGGCCGGAACCGAGCAGTGCGCCAAAAAGAGGTTTCCGCGGATGGTGAAGGGGAAGCGGCCGGCCGGCGCAAACGTTCCGGAGTGCAGGGGCACGAAGGCCGCTGCGCCAGAGAGCAGGATGTTGGGCGGCGCGGTGTACCTCGTCTCGATCACGCTCTGACCGAAGGCGAGAATCTGGCTGCCGGAGGTGGTGTCCGGTGTAGCGTAGGCGGCGCCCGACCGATCCGTCCTCACGCCGGCGTTGGTCACCTCGTAAATCTTGGACGTGGTCCCGACGTAGGCGCGCCAGGCACTGGGCGACGTTGGCAAGACTCCGAGGCCGTAGGCCGTCTGCGGGAGCACGGCTCCCAGGAACTGCGGGGTGGGAGCCACGAAGTAGTTCCCGTAGACCGGCACCACGCCCTCCGCCCGGAGAAGCCCCTGGTTCAAGAAAAGCCTCTGGTCCGGCAGCCACTCGCCGAAGGGGAGAAAGGTGCGCTTGGGCATCAGCGAAACCTCATGACGAGGGAGACGACGGCGGCAACGAGGCCCAGGCCGCCGACCAGGTAACCCCAGCCGGCGGCAAGACCGGAGCCCTTGCCCTCGCCGCGATCGAGCCGCGCCCGGAGCTCGCCGAGCTGAGCCGACAGGCTGTTCAAGCGAGCGTCTGCCTCCTGGCGAGGCATCATGCTAGCGCCCTGGTCGGTGAGCGCCTGACGGAACTCGTTCATCCCCGCCAGGCGTGTCTCCAGGGCGTCGACGGCGCGCTCGATCGCCTTCTGATCGTCTCGGCGGAGAGCCTCGAAGTGGTCGCGGAGGGAGATGCCTTCGTCGGCCATCATGGGAATCCGAAGAGGTCCCCCGCGCCACCGCCGCCCAGGATGTTGGGGGCGATCGAGTCCCCGCCCTCGGTGCGGCTCTCGCTCTCGCCTTCGATCTGGGCGACCAGCTCGAGCCAGGTCTGGAGGTGAATCTGCGCCGCGTCGGGGTCCTTGAGGACCTGGTAGACCAGATAGTGGGCCCGCTCGCGGATCATGTCGCCGGCGCCGGCGGGGTCCGTCCAGTCGTTGGCGTAGGCGTCGAGCTCGGCCGCGGCCCAGGGGCTCGACCCCGTGGGGTCCATGAAGACGAAGCCCGGGGCTCCCCCGGTCAGGGTCCCAACCGCGTCGTAGCGGGTGACCGGGATGCCGATGTCCCGGACGTAGCGGAACTCCACGATGTCAAGGGCCGAGGAGGGGATCGGGTAGAACTGGAGTTGCTTCTGCCACCAGGACCACTCGAAGGGCTGGGAGCGACTCGCGTTCTGGGAGAGCGAGTAGTCGAAGCTGGTGCGGTCCACCCGGGTGCAGCGGAGCCGGTAGTCCTCGTTTCCCGAGACGACGATCCAGACGTTCTTCGAGACGATCTCGACGACGTCGGCAGGCAGGCCGTAGCCGTCGCCGGGGGCGTAGTTCTGCCGGCCAGCGGTCAGGTTGAAGCGGGCCGTGCGCTCCGAGAACCAGAGGTGCTTGTCCCGGTGGAAGCGCATCGCGTCCAGCACCTTCCGGCGGACGTCGGTCAACGACATCAGCCCGTGGGTGTCGGAGTAGATCTGCTGGACGATGGTGCCGACGTCGCTCACAAGGTCATGTCTTCAAAAGTCGGTCATAAAATGACTGTCTTTCTCCGAAGCAGTCCCGGCCGGCCAGGAGGAGATGGCCCGGCAACCCGACCGGAGGAGACCCCCCGGCCGGCCGGCTTGCCCTAGTCGGTGATGGTGCCCGTGGTGTAGGACCCTCCCGCGAAGTGGAAGCCGATGAAGACGTCGGCCGCCTGCGCGCCCGCCGCCTGCGTGTTGTAGAGGATCTCCACCCAATAGGAGGCGTCCGGGGTCACGAAGCCGAGCCCGTTCTCCGTGGTGATGATCTTCGTGGGCCGGGCCACGCCGCCCGCCTGGCCGACGGCGGTGCTGTCGATCAGGAGCTTGGTCGTGGTTCCGTTGGTGATCCGCAGGCTCATCACGAGCCCGGCGCCGGTGTCGAGGTCGCCGGTCTGCATGAGGCAGTCGGTGATCTGGATGCCGCGGGGGAGCTTGAAGAGCTTACGGATGTCGTTAGTGGCGCCCGTCGCGAGCGCCAGGAGCTGCAGCGACTGGTGGCCCTCGGCGTCTCCCTGGGGGATGCGGACGTTGTTGGGCCAGTACTTCGGATCGAGGACGGTGGCCATCGAATCTCCTTTCCTACACCGAGGTGTAGATCTCCTTGGCGTAGCTGGTCACGACGATCTTGGCGAAATCGTCCGTCGTGCCCTGCTCGTCGACGGCGTAGCTGGGGGAGGCGATGCCCGCGAGGATCGCGGCGGAGATGCCCTTGTTGTTGGCGTAGTCCCAGGATTCCTCGGCGTTGACGAAGGTGTTCTCGTCCGGGGTCTCCTTGCCGAAGCCCATGGTCAGCATCTGGGCGCCGCCGAAGACGGCCCGCCGGGTGTTGGCCTGGCGCGCGTGGGTGGTGTGGTGGAAGCCGGTCGGGATAAAGGCCGACTCCATGAAAAGCACGCCGTCCTCGATCCCGAGAGCGCCGGTGATCCGCGGGTTGTCGGCGAGCAAGCCGCCCTTCATCGCGTCCCGCATCTTCTGGAACCACGAGGTGAAGTTCTGCTTGAGGTGGCGCACCTGGTAGGTGTGGAGCCACAAGACGTAGAGCTCCTCCCCGTGAATCATCGCCGGCCGAATGGGAATCGGCAGCACCTTGGCCTGCGCGACCAGCCGGGCGGCGATGTCGGTGTCGAGGATGGCGCTGGGGTCGCCGTTCACGTCCTCGTCGAAGTAGGCGCCGCCGCCGTTGTCGTTGATGCGGACGATGTGGTTGGCGTCGGGCTCCCTGGGAACGTTCGAGAAGGTGCAGCCGAGGTCCGTCCCGTCGAGGAACGGCTCGTTCTGGGTGCTAACGTTGTAGGGAACCCCGCACGCGTGGAGGAACGCCGCCGACTCGATCACCTTCGGCCAGTACTCGCCTACGAGTTTCAGGGAGCGCTTCCAGATGTCCCATGTGACCCTCTGTTTTGTTATTCGGCCGTTGACCTGGACGGCGTTCCGAATCTGGTTGATCTGGTACTTGAAGGTCTTGGTGACGATCGACTCCTCGCGGTCGCGGAGGGTCGCGTTGCCGAAGACCGGCTTGTTGCGGAGCTGGCGGGAGAGGGTGACGGTCGCCTGGGAGCCGCCGTCCTTGAAGACCTCCTTCTTCCGCTGGACGACGCTGTTCTCGTCGTCGCCCACCATGCCGGAAGTGGGGTTCATCAAGGCCGTGCGCTTAGCGACCTCGACGTGGAGCTCGCGCTCCCAGTTCTGCCGGACCTCGGGGTCCGTCAGGTCATAGTAAGTGCCCTGGCCTGATCCGGCCATCGGGGTACCTCCGAAAGGGGTAGTTCAAGGGTTCCTGGTTTCAGGCCGCGGTCAGAGGCCGGCCGGTCCTCCAGGACTCCCCTTTTCGGCGAGGGCGGGGGGTCTGTTCTACCCTCTTGGCTCCCCCTTTTGGTGGCAGGCGGGGGAGCCGACTCTCTACCTGGGCTCTCGCTTCTGGGTGCTGCCGGCGGCGGGGAGCGGGGCCGTCTGAAGAGCTTGCGCTGCCGGAGATGGTACGGCAGCGCAAGATGGGTGTCAAATTGGCATCAGCGGGAGAGCCTCCATCCGGGGCCGGGCTCCGCCGAGCGGAAGGGATCGCGGGGAACGATAGCGCCCTGAAATGCGTTGGGCGCCCTCGGCGGCCCCTGGGTGGCATACCCCTGCCACTGTGCCCAGGCGCAGCGAAGAGCGTCTGCGACCATCGCCGTCTTGCCCCGACGTTCCGCCCAGGCCGCGCGGTCGAGCTCCCGGATGACAGAAGCGAAGAGCTTGGCCCGGCGATCGGGATCACGCTCCATACCGCCTCCCGTAGTTCTTCACCGTGTTCGCCTCTCGGTCGAAGCGCCCGGCGAGCGCCGCCTCCACGAACTCGTCTTCTTCCATCGTGGCGGGGTTGATCTCCCGCGTGGGGGCGCCGGAGCGGGCGCTGGGCGATGGCGAGACGGCGGAGCGCCGGGCCGGGTTCTTCGCCGGCGCCGGCTTGGGCGCCGGGGGCTGGCCGCCGTTCTTCTTGGCCGCCACCGCCGCCCGCACCGCGGCGACCTCCTCCCGGTATCGGCCGCCGCTCTGGGCGCGGGCATACGCCTTCAGCACCTCGATTGGGTCTCGACCCTGGGAGACGAGAGTCCGCATGTCGAGCTGCTGCTGGGCAGCCAGCATGGCCTCGATCTGCTCGTGGCTCGCCGTGGGGTAGAGGGCGGCGAAGGTCTCGTAGCCGCGGGTGACGTTCCAGAAGTAGGCGTCGTAGGCCTCCGGGTCCGCCGGCTCCCCATAGGAGCCGTCCGGCCGGGCCCCCGTGGCGTAGGCGATCGCGTCCACGGCCTGGCGGTCCAGCTCGTTGACGGCGGCCTGGTGCTCTTCCAGCTCGGCTTTCCGCTGCTCGAACTCGGCCTGGGAGATCCGCTCCTTCTCGCGCTCCTCGAGGAGCTGTTTCATCGCCCAGGCGGTGTAGCCGGCGGGGTCGAGGTCGGCGTCCGGGATGGCCGCCCGCCGCAGATCCTCCTCGGTCTGCTGGCCGTTCGCCTGGCGCCACTGCTGGCGGAGGATCTCCTCCGTCTGGGCGCGGAGAGCCTTCAGCTCCTGGCGAGCCTCCTTCGCCTCCCGGAGCATCGAGGCGTTCTTCCCCCGAAGGTGATGGGTGAGGCGGGCGCGGGCGGTGCTCTCGGGCTCGCCGGCGCGGATCGGGAGACCTTCTGCGGCAAGGTCACGCTTCAGATCGTCGGGGAGCTCACCCGGGGCGGGGGCGACCGGTTCGCCGGAAGCCGGTTTCGTCCCGGCTGGCGCCGGCTTCGCCTCGCGCTCGCGTGGGGGCGGCGCTCCCGCGGGCTTCTCGGGAACCACGCCCTCGAAGGCTTCGGGTCCGTCGAGGTCGGCGATCAGGTCGGCGTCGTCCGGCTCGGGGTTGCTGCCTTCCTCGTTCTCAGCCACGGGTCACCTCCTCGCGAAGGGGGGCGAAGAAGCCGCGGATCTCGTCCCGGGTCTCCTCGGTCAGGCTCTCCCAGGTGCGGTCAAAGGATGGGCCGCCCCAGGTCTCCCGGAGGCGCTCCCAGCACGCGGCCGTCAGCTTCTCGGCCAGCTCGGCTCGCCGCGCCTCCTCAGACACGGGTCACCTCCTCGACGATGATTCGCGCCACCTCGGGCGTGGGTAGTTGCTCCATCGCTCTCTCCTCTTACTGCGCTGGGGCCGCGGGGGCGGCCGGGGGTTGTGCAGGGGGCGGCTGGGGCGTCACCTCCTGGGGTTGAACCGTGATGTTGCGCTGCGCCAGCGCCTCGATCGCCGCCTGGGTGCTGAAGGCCATGATGTCCTTGAGGGACATCGAGACCTGGGGCGGCGGCGGCTGGGGCGGCTGCTGCGCCTGCGCCTGCGCCTGCTGGGTCTGGAGCTTCACCCTGGTGAGCATCTCCTCCCGGAGGGCGGTCGGCAGGCGCGGAATCATCTTCACCTGGTCGACCGCGGAGAAGAGGGGCTTCCCGGTGTCGGGGTGGATCATGGTGAAGAACTCGGGTCCGCCGCCGGCCTGCATGATCGAATCCCACAGGGCCTGCAAGGCGTCCCCGCTCGGCGTGACCTCCTCGACCGAGATGGACTTCCAGCAGTTGAGCCAGGCGCTCTTCGGCGGGATCGCGGAGACCGGCTGGCCGTCCGGGCCGATCACCTTCGCGCCCACCGCGAGCGGCTGGCCATCTGGGCCGGGGATCTGCTGCCCCTCCTGCACCGTCCGCCAGGCGAGCTCCTCGCCGATGTACTCGGCCAGATCCTCGGGCTCGAAGTAGGCGTAGAGGAGCCGGGTGAAGATCCTGCCGCCCTCGCGGCGGTGGTGACGGAGAGCGTCGAAGGGCTCGGCGTTGGCGGCCATGGCGGCGTCCTGAAGGCCCCGCACTACCTGGGTGGCGACTCGCCGCGGATCGTCGATCTGGCCGAGCGCCGAAGGGTTGAAGCCGGCGATCCGCGGGAGAGCGCTCTGGTAGTACTGAAGGAGGCTCTCCACCATGGTGACGTAGCTTTGGGTCCCGCCGGCCACGAACTCGAAGGGCTTCTGGCCGCCGCTGATGGCGCCCTTCCGGACGGTGATCACCCCGCCGGGGGAGGAGAACTGGTTCAGCGCCTCGCCCTTGTGCTTGAAGACCCCCTCCTCGACAAAGAGCACCCCCTTGGGGTTGATCTGGATGTTCCGGATGAGCGCCGAGATGAGGACGTTCATCCACCGCTGGAGGTCGATCATCCGGGAGACCAGGCTGGTGAAGGTCGTCTTCTCGGGGAGCGGAAACCGGAAGCCGGTCAGGGCCTGGAAGGTGAAGCAGCCGAGCGGAGAGCCGTCGTCGCCCTGGAGCTCGTCGGTCTCGAGAATCTCGTCGCCGCAGACGTAGGCGAAGCGGTACTGCACCTTCGGGTGCCGAGTGGTCGCCTCGATCGGCAGGAGGACCCCGAGCCGCTTCTTGTAGTCGCCGCGAAACGCCGTGAGCTTGTCGCGGTCCATCTCGACCTGCGTCACCCCCGGCGCGCCCTGGGCGATAGCGTCCTCCCAGGCCGAGCTCGGGTCGTTGGGGACGGTGACCGTCCAGACGTTGCCGATCTCCCTCCACTCCCAGTATTCGATGAAGAGGGAGTCGTCGCGCGGGTCGTAGACCTCGAGCTTCTTGTTGCCCTCCATCCCCATCCACGGGATGCGTGAGGACTTCTCGTTGGCGCCGGCGAGCCAGCCCTGGCCGGCGAGGCCCTTCCGGGCCGCGACAGGCCAGCGGTCCTCCACCTCGGCACGGTCCCACCACTCGCCGAGGCAGTGCCAGGTCCGGTCCTTGAGGTTGACCTCCTTCGCGTTGGGATCCCAGAGCATGGACCAGATCGGGATCGGCTTCTTGTCGAGCTTCGCTTTCCCGTCCTCGGTCTCCAGCGTGTTCAGGAACCAGCGCTGCCAGGCCACTCCCTGGATGCCGGGGCCGTCCTTGAAGGTGGCGCTCTCGAGCTGCTCGTCATCGCAGGCGTCCATCATGGCCGCGTCGACGTTGGTCATGATCTCCGCCCACCGCGCCGAGCTGTCCATGCCCGGCCGCGGCAGGTAGACCCGGGAGAAGCGCTGCATCATCTCCCGACCGGAGAAGGTCTGGAGAATGGGACCGATCTCGTTCACGGAGAGCTTGGGAACCCGCCGGCCTGCGTCCTCAGGGGCGCCCTTGGTGTCGGGCCACTGGTGGCCGTTGGCGAACTTCTGAAGCTTGGTCGCCTCCTCGTGGATCTCCTTGCAGTGGTTCATCCCGTCGGTGCGCCGCTGGCGGATGCGGTCGACCAGGGAGAGGGAGGACGGCTTGCCTGGGGTGCCGCGGGGCCACTCTGCGGATACGTCAGGCATCGACCTCCTCCAGGGCGGCCATCACCAAGCCTCCATCCAGGCCCCATCGCCGTCGCCGCCGAGCCGCTCTTCCTGGCGCTCCCAGAGCCGGTGCTCGCCGCGGTCGCGAAGGTCCTCATCGTAGTCGGAAGGGTATTCAAGCTCGGGGATCTTCTTCGGCACCGCCGGCTCGCCCAGGAGCGCCCAGGCCGCCAGGCAGTCGTCGGTCGCCATGGTCGGGAAGTTCTTGAACTCCTTCTTGAGCATGAACTCGACCAGGTCGTAGGGGATGCCGAACTCGTCCTCCGCCAGGATCGGGGTCTCGGGCAGCCAGATCCGGCCATTCCGTGCCATGGGTTCGATCATGTTCCAGTAGCGGCCGATCGCGTCAACGTTGCGGCCCACGGCTGCCACCTGGAGGTAGCGGTTCCGGCTGGCCCAATACTCGGTCAACACCGTGTCCCAGATCGCCTGCGCGTAGATCTCGACCCGGCAATGGGTGAAGGTGCCGATCTGCTCCCAGCGGGCCCAGAAGGCGAACATCTCCGCCCCGAAGGCCGAGGGCGGGATCTTCTTGCGGATGGCGCCCACCAGGGAGTGGGTCTGGTCCGCGTGGAGCGCCACCATCAGCGCCACCGTCGGGTCGTTGATCCCCTTCGACGGGTCGATCAGCAGGACGAGCCGCTGGTCGCGGGCTCGCTCCTCCGGCCGGCCGCGGTAGCGCGGGAACCACTCTTCCTCGAAGCGCCGTGCCTGGCCGGCGCGGGCGTCCCCCATGAACTGCTGGTAGTAGGAGGCGAGGCCCCCAGGGGTCGCCATGGCCTTCAACCTCTCGTGGGCGAGCTCGAGCGGGTGCAGGAAGGTGGCCGCGCCGTCGAGGCGGACGTTCCGCACGCCAGGGGGGAGCCGCTGCCGGCCGCCAGGCTCAACGGCCTCCCCCTCCCCCGCCAGGCGGGAGACGGTCGGCAGGTACCCGCCAGCGGCGTCGAAGAGGGCGGCGATGTCCGGCGCCGGCAGGTTGACGTCCTCGGCGGGGTGGCAGCGGACGCGGAAGGCTTCGGAGGCCTCGAGGTCGGAGACCAGCCCATCAGCGTGGTGGTGGGTGCCGTTGGGCCAGATCCGCGGGGCACGCCCTGCGAGCTTCAAGAAGCTCTGGAACTGCTCCTTGGTCTGCTTCCGCATGTCCTCGTTCGCCATCGTAACGTCGGTCTCCACGTCGTCGGGGATGAAAAGCCCCACGCGGGAGCCGACTGGCGGCGAAGAGATCCCCCAGCAGGAGAGCGTGGGGAGGACGGCGGTGATCCGGCGCTTGACGGTCCATCCCTTATCGTTGTTCCAGACCGGGCTCTCCTCGAGGGGGTTGGCGTAGAAGACGTCCTCCCAGGCTAACTTCAGCTCGAGGTTCTCCTCCCATTCCATCTTGGTCCGCATTCCGTGCTTGAGGGCGGCCTTTTGGTTGTGGGCGATGATCGCCGCGGTGATGTCGGGGTCGTTGAGGACGACGTTGGTCACCCCCACGTAGGCCCGCCAGAAGCTCTTGAAGTGGCCGCGGGCGCTCTTGTCGAGCACGCCGTCCCCTTCAAACTGCATCTCCCGGCCGAAGTTGAACTGGAAGTCGCAGTCGAGCTCGGGGCGGCCGGTGAAGGGGTCGAGCCGCTGCGCGCCGGACAGGCAGAGGGCGAGGACGTACCAGTCGCAGGCGGTGAGCTGCCTGTAGGTCGCCTTCCACGCGGCGGGGTCCTCGTGGGCGAGCCGGTCGAGGAGGGCGATGGCGTCGAAGGCTTGATCCCGGGTGTCGGGGATCTCGACGTCCAGCGTCTGGTCGGTCAGGCGCTCGTGGTAGCGGACGTACACGCCGCCTCCTACCGACCCGCCCGCTCAAGGACGTTCTCGGCCTGGCCCCAGCCGCGGAGCGCAGCTTCTGCGTCGGCCCGGGTGTAGTAGGGTCCCCAATTCCTTCCGTTGATCGTGTAATACCAGGCCGGGTGGGACCCTTGCGGTGTAGCAGCCGTAAAGGCAGGCGCCGAGTTGTCGCGCCACACCGAAGCCTCAGCGCAGGGCTTGCTCACCGCGGCACCTCGATCACCAGCGGGGCGTTGCCGGCGTAGGCTTCGAGCTGCTGTCCGACCTGGCCGGCCACGGCGTTGACCGGCTGGCGGCCGGCGAGCAGCGTCTTCGTCCGGCTAGCGCTCGCCGCCACCACCTCGGGGGTGAGGATCATGTGGACATGTCGGTGATCGACCTGGCCCTCCAGGCGGACCTCGTGCTTCGCATTGTGGAGCTCGGGCATGGCGGCCTCAAGTACCTTGGCCGCGGCGCGGGTGTCGCCCCGCGCCGCCTCGTCCAGGAAGCTCTCCCGGATCTTCGAGTAGCGGGCCCCCTCCAGGATGCGCACCTGCTCGGCGAAGTCGGCGTCGTAGACGACGTTCCGTCGATCGAGGCGGGCGTAGACCAGGGCCGAGGAGATGCCCATCCGGTCGCACGCGGCCTGCACCTTCCCCTCGGTCGCCTCCATCGCCCGGTAGAACTCGTTGTACCAGCCCTTCCCCACGACGTCGCGACCGCCCTTCCTCTCGAAGACGGCGAGCGCCTCCTGGAAGCGAACGGCCCAGACCGGGGACTTCTTCCATGCGTCGATGTCGGCCAGGGCCTGGCGCTTGGTGAAGCCGCGCTCCTTGCCGGCCTTGGAGGCGATCTCGCCGACGGCCTGGCCCTCGCCGAGGCGCCGGAGCACCTCGTCCGGGGTCCACCAGGTGGGGCAGCGGCCGGGCTTGAACTTTGGATCCCAGGCCTCGTCGGGAATCGCTCCGGGTCGGTCAGCTCTGATCTTCTTCAACTTCTTCGCCGGCTCGTCGCTCACCCGAGAACCTCCTGCTGAGACGCCTCCCAGATGAGGGCGCCGTTTTCCACGCTGACTCGGATTGTGGGGTTCCATCGGATCGCGATGGGTCCCTCGCGCTCGATCAAATCCTGGATCGCCCCCGGGGAGTAAGCGACCACCCGCTGCGCCTTCTCAGGCACCGGCCCGTGGCTCACTGCTGGAACATCCTCCCCAGAGCCGCGCGCACCTGGCCCTGGTAGGCCGGGTTCTGGCCGCCCATCGGCTGGCCGTTCGGCAGGAGCGGGCCAACGCCGCCGCTCTCGTCGGGGATCATGGGGCGGAGACCGCCGCCGCCGGCTGAGAACCCGGTGTTGCTGGCCGCGGGGGGGGCCTGGAAAACCTCGGTGGGGATCATCGCTTGGGGCTGGGCTACGACCGGCCGCGGCGGAGCCTGAGGAATCTCGTTCGGACGGAAGGCCATGGGTGCGCCGACGGCGGCATTGACAACCGGCCGCGGTGGCACCAGCCCCGTCGGGCTTGGCGGAGCCCCAACACCGTGGAGGGCGGCGAGGGGGTTGTTCGCAGCGGCGTTGTTCATGGCGTCCAGACTACCGGGCGGCATGGGGCGGCGGTCCACCTGGTCCGACACCTGCGATCCTCCCGAGCCCGGCCGGATCGGCATCTGCGCCGGCTTCGGCATCGGACGACCGCTGCGCGCCGGCGGAGCCCCGTAACCCGGCTGAGTGGAACCGGGAGGCGAGGGGCGCCGAAGCATCATGTCCTGCGCTCCTCCCGTGAAGCCGGGCCGGGCGAGCTGACCGCGCAGGCTCTGAATGGCCGCCGCCGGGTCAGACGGCAGTCCCGGTTGCGGCCGGAACATGGCCTACTTCCCGCCCTTCTGGAGGCCCTTGAGCGCGGGCGAGTCCTTCGTGCTGGTGTGCGGCCGGTTGTCGTCCTCGCCGGCGAAGGCGTGCTTGACCGGCTTGAAGCCGCCCGCGTTGGGCTTTCCGGTGGTGGGGCCGAGGGGGCGGGCATCGCCCATTCCGGAGAACTTGTCGTGTCCTGCCATGGTTTTTCTCCTTTTACGGCAGCATCATGTACCGAAAGCGGCGGGTCGCCCCGCTGGTGTTCTTGGCGAGTCCCTTCTTGAAGACCTGGGCCGCGCCGGCGAAGGCCCCGCCGGCCCCGAGGGTGTTCCCGCTCGCGATGAGGGTGGGGAAGAACTCGCGAACCTCGAAGTGGGAGGAATCGGCCGCCGTGGTCCCCTGGAGCTCCACCATGACCGCGCCGTCCGCCCAGAGAGCCATGCCGTCGACCGCCGACACCGCCGAGATCGTGGCGTCCCAGAAGGTGAAGGTCGCACCGTTGGCGATCGAGACCTCGTTCTGCACCAAAGCGCCGCCGGCCAGGTTCGACCACAGCGCGGGGATGCCGAGGTTGCCGAAGGGCGCCAGGGGCACGGAATCGACCGAGCCCTTGAGGTCGACGGTGGCGTAGACGGCAGCGCTCATGTGCCTTCCGCGGTGTTGATGGCGGCCAGTATGGCTACCAGACTCGTGGGCCAGGCAGCGACCGCCTGGCTGACGGTCTTGGTGAATCGAACGGCGCTAGCGTCGCGCACCTCGTAGGTGATAGACGCGTTGTAGCCGGTGCCGTTGCGGTCGAAATGGAGGTTCACGAGATCGGTTGCGAGGACCGGCTGTTGGACGTAGGAGACGTTTTTCGTGGGCATCCGCCAACTCCCCTTAGGTCAGAAATCCGAACGTCCGCAGGCAGTCGTAAGCAGCCTGCAACATCGCTTGTTCGGTGGCGGTGTAAAGAGAGGTTGCTGTTTGAGCGCCGCCCGTCTGGGCCGGGGCGGGCGAGCCGATTTTTCCTAGCACACCGAGTTTTGGTGCTCCACCGGAGAACTCGGCGCGCAGGATCTCGTTGGCTGTACAGGTAAGCGAGAGCTTTCCAGCGCCGGCGCGTCCCACGCCCGTGGTGTTGTCGCTGACGAAGGAGAAGCTCGGCGCGGTGGCACTCGAGATGCCCCAGTTGACAGCGGCAGTGCCGCCGTTCCCGGATGCGTCCTCGATATTTCCGTTTCCCTTAAAATTCCACCGATTGATGCTGTTGGTCTTCAGTGTGACAGCTCGATTGCCCTTAGATGCCAGCAACAGCGAACAGGTCGCGCCGGCGTCCGCGGCGGTGATCGAAGGAAATCCGTCTGTAACGTCCGCGGTGATTGTCACGAACGATGCTCCTGCGGCGACGCTGGCGACCTTCAGCGCGACCACTCCGCCGCTGCCCAAGGAGAGCGCGTCGGTCGTCGCGGGACCGCCGTTGATGGTGCGGCCACCGGAAACCCCGACGTCGGCTTGGGTTCGGATGTCGGCGAGGGTCAGCTTTTCGTCGCGCGTCTGCCCCACCCGCCGACAGCTCAGGATGATCGAGTCGAGCAGGGCGCCTACGGCGGTCAGGAGAGGCTTGGTCGAGGAAGCCATCTAGTCGTCCACCAGGGCGTAGTCCGCTAGGTTGTCGTCAACCAACTCGCCGTCGGCGAGGCTGTCGTCGACGAGCTCGCTGCCGGACGGGAGAGCGGGCGTGGATGATCCTGCGCTCCCGCTTCCTACCATCCGGTGAACGACGCCGAGTCCGAGCATCAGTCGCCGACCCCCTGGAGGAAGACGACGCAGGTCTGGAGGGCTGTCGAGGTCGAGAGGCGGATGTCCTTCACGTCGAACGGGTAGTAGAGCCCGGCGACGACGGGCACCAGATCGTAGTTGGTGTCGTAGGCCAGGCGGCAGTCGACGGTGCCGGTCACGGAAGGAATGAAGCCGAGGTTGGCGCGAATGCCGGTCGTGTCGGCGGCGATCGGGAGTTTCATGTTCGCCGTGCGGGGGTCGACCCGCCGGCTCTGGATGATCTGGGCCACCGGCCTAGACTCCGTGGTCCGTGAGAAGCCCGCCGCCGGCGACCTGGGTCACCGTGCCGAGGCGGAAAACCACCACCATGGCGTAGTTGGCAGCCGCAGGGGTGGCAGCCGCCGCCGTGAACTTGATCTTGAGCTTCATGTTCCCGCAGAACTTGCCCATGGCCGAGTCCTGCATCCGGTCGGTGCCCGTTCCCGTCCGGCCCTTCGTCGAGGCGGAGACGATCGTGAACTTCGTCGCGTCGGCCTGGTCGGTGGCGATGATGTCGTAGGTCACCGCCGGGGCGCCGTTGGTGTCGAACTGGCCCGGCGTGCCGCGAAAGTCGACGAGGGAAGCGTTCGAGGGGAAGGTGAAGAAGACGTAGGTGTCGTTGATCGTGGTGGGGACCGCCACCGGAATGGCGAAGGTCTGGGAGAACGGGATCGGGATCAGGACCGGGAGGCCGCCGCCCTCGGCGTTGTTGAGGGCGTACGTCGCCAGCCTGAGGATGTCGTTTCCCGCTACGGTTGAGAGCGTTTCTGTCGCCATCGGGCCTCCGCCGGTAGGTGAGCTGCTGGCGGAGATGCTACGCCGCCCTCGTGGCGGGTGTCAATATGGCACGGTTTCAAGGGAGGGCAAGGTCTTCGCTCGCGGGGTCTGCCCAGGAGGGGCGGCGCCCCGGAGAGACATCGCTCGGTGCGTCGGCCGAGGGCGGCCCCGGCCGCGGCTTCCTCGTGCGCCGCGGCTTGCCCGTCTTCGTCGGCCTCTTTGCACCGCCCCGCAGATGCGGGATCGCTCGCCCGATCTCGGCGATCCGCAGGCGGATGCGCCGGAACGTCTCATACGCCCGAGCCACGGCCACGTCGCCCTCGAGGCCGTTGATGAGGAGCTGGTGGCAGAAGTAGCGAATCTCGTTCCTCCCTTGGCCGTCGATTGTCGTCTCTTCCTGGAATAGATCGTCCAGGGCAAAGATAGAGGCGAGCCCCCGGTCCACCGCCTCGTACTCGTGGCACCCAGAAGCGAGCGCCGAGTGGATAAGCGAGTTGAGGATCTTCGTCGGAACGAGCGCTGCCTGGTCGACCGGGACGGCGGGGGTCACCCAGTTCTTGCGGCAGAAGGCGTAGCTCATCCTGCGGGGGTCGCCTGCCACGGGGTCCTCAGACCGGAAACGGGAAGTGCAAGGGGAAGTTTTCGCGCATCCAGTGAAGAAGCTCGGGCGTCTTCAGCCTGCAGCGCTCGCCACTCGCCATGCGCTGCACGACGAAATCTTCGGGGTCGGCACCGAGTGGTCCGGGGATGGGCTCCGCCGTGAAGGCAGCCTGCCGTAGGGCTCGCTCCCCGTCCGCGGCTGCCGGAGAGTAGGGGCTCCGCCCGCTCACTCCTCGTCCTCGAGCTCCGGCTTCGGCGCCGGGGGAGCGGTGGGCGTGTCGAGCTCGGAGCGGAGCACGCGGGCGAGCCGCACCAAAGACCGGACGTCCTCCTCGACGGGGATGGCCGCTCGGGCCGCACCCTGGAGGACGACGCCCTTGAGCAGATCGGAGGCGAGATCCCGGAGCCGGTCCTCGGCGATCACGTCGTCCAGCTGGTCGGCGAGCGCGCGAACCGTGCTCGCGGCCATTGTGACCGAGCCATCGTCGCCGGCTTCGGAGGCCGCGGCGCGTAGCTCCGTCGCCGTGAACCAGAACTGGTCCGTGATGTTGACGTTCACGCGCTGCCCTCCTTCGGTCGTGGTAAATGGTGGAAGCGGAAGGAATCGAACCTTCCCGGCCGGAACGCCAGATCTACAGTCTGGCCCGCATCCATAGCGGTCTACGCCTCCGGGTAAGCGCCGGCGCGTCACGGGAACTTCGGGGCCGCTTCCCGCCGGCTGGGGCGGTCCCTCCCATCGGTGTCGGGTCTACACCCGCGGGGACATGAACGGGCCGGTGAGGACCGGGACCACCAGCCGGTGCCACACCTCGGTGTCGGTGATGGCCTGGACGACGGGAGGATTGACCGGCCGCGGCGGCACGTCGGCCGTCTGGGTCAGGATCACGTTGTGGGCGGCGATAGCCTTCAGGGCATCGATCGCCTGGTAGAGCGCCTTGATGGCCGGGTCCGAATCGTTGATGAGGCTTCCCGCGGCGGGCGGTGTGAGGGTGCTTGCCGGAAGGGGCGCCGGTTGCGTTGGTGCCTGGGGCGGGTCCGGCGCGGCGAAGCGGGGGGTGTCGGCGGGGGCGACGCTGAAGGTCTCGTCGCCGACTCGAAAGGTCCCGGGTTGCTCCTTGGCGTCAAGGTCGTGCGGCAGTTCGGACATCGGCTTCTCCTCCTCGAGGGTGAGAGTGTGTGTACCGCGGAGAGTCTACACCAGAGAAAGTTTCACGGGAAACACTGCGAGGAGAGCCTATCACGCGCGAGGGACGGTGACCGAGGGGGGTAGATCCTCAAATGGGCGATGCGGCGATGGGCAACAGCCCCCCTGGCATGCGCGCCCGCCTCGCGTGCACACTACGCACGACGCGCCACGCGTTGCGCCCGCCTTCCGCTACCTCGCGCTGGGCCGGGGCGGGGCTGGGATGGGCCGGGGTTGGAGGCTCGCTTGCACAGGAGCTTGTGCACTTCGCCCTGCCAGTCTCAATAGATCCGGTCCATAATCTTGGGGCGTTCGGCTAAGTCGTTGGGGGGCTTTGACTTACGCGGCTAACGTCCGATACAAGACATTGTGTTAACTGTCATCCCCAGGGGACAAGCCTTGACAGGGCGCCCAGCTTGTGGTTGCCGCCGTCCCCGAATTGGGGGGGATATAGGGGGGGTCTACTCCTACTCTTTGGGCCGCCTTGCCCCTGGCGGGGCGCAATCCATCAGGTGGCCGGAGCTCAGTCTAGGTGCCGGTGCCGCTCTCCCTCTCCTTCTCTCTCTCCTTCGTCGTCGGCCGGGTTGCACCTGCTTGTGTGATCCGAGCCCGGGAGTGATCCAAGGATGGATCCGCTCTTCTCCGAGAGGGTGATCCGGGGTGATCCGGGAGTGATCCGCATTTTAGGGATCGGGGGTGATCCGTGATCCACGCCCCTTTAGGGGCGCGCTCCTGCTCACCTGGTGCGCACCTCGCAGGTTGCGGTCGACGTGGCCGCCCGGTAGGCTCGGGCCTTACCAGGGGGATGTGAAAGATGCTCTACGAAGCTCGGGACTGGAAGAACGAATCCGACTACATCGAAGCCGGGAGCTTTCAGGAAGCTCTGGACCTTTGGAGCGCTACGAAGCGTCTCCAGTGGGCCGAGGATTGGCAGGATGTGGACACGCCGGTCTCGCTGACTCTCCTCAGCCGCGGTGAGGTGATTCGCGGCGCCTGTGCGCACGAGATGTACGATGAGAGAGGCGAGCGCTGCGAAGAACTGGTCGAGTGTTTGCGCACCTTTCGCGCGGCGGCACAGGCTGAAAGCCCCGTGTCGGCCGAGTTTCTCGCCACCGTCGACCACCTCCTGGAGGCTTGACCCATGGCGATCGAGATGCCGAGAGAAGAGGAGGTGTCGATCTACGAGGGCACCCGCGGGTCCCTCTACGTGCCGTTCGACCTGACCGCCGCCGCCGAGGAATGGGGGGCGAATTGCGGTCCGGGAGCGCTGGCGGCTCTTACCGGCCGTTCGCTGGCCGAGATCCGGCCGCACCTGGTCAACTGGCCCGGCTACACGAACCCCACCCACATGAAGAGGGCGCTCGACTCTCTGTGCTGGGCCTTTGACGATGGCCTTGGCGTCGAGCGCTTCCAAGGGGACGGCCTCGCCTTCGTACAGTGGGTGGGTCCGTGGGACAAGCCCGGAAACCAGCGATGGGCTTACCGCTACACCCACTGGATAGCGTTCCGCCAGGCGGGCTCCGGCGAGATCGCCATCTTCGACGTCAACAACGGCGAGGGAGGCGGCTGGTGCTGGCTGGACGACTGGGCGCAGGAGATCGTCCCGGCTCTCCTCCCGAAGAGAGCGACCGGCTACCGCATCCGCACCTATATCCAGGCGTGGCCCGAAGACGCCATCGCCGCGGGTGCGAGCGATGCCTAGCGACTGGCTTGGACCGAACGACACAGGCGTCGATGAGGAGAGGCCGCTACCGCGGCGCACGGCGAGAAGTCGATGGGCCATCAAGGTCATCTGGAACGACGGCCGGGAGGACATGGTGATGGAGGGCGCAAGTGATCGCGTGAAGATTTTTACTGCTCGCGCGCGAGCACAGGAAGTTGCCGACTTCCTTGGCGAGGGAATCCTGGGCGATGAGGCCCAAAGCGTCAGCGTCATAGTCCTCTTGCCACCCGACCCCGACCAGGAGTAGCCTGTCGCCATGCCCGCAGACCGGCAGCCCTCGACCGCGACCCACCGGCGCTTCGGCGCCCGGCTGGTGGCGGCTGGGTGGTCTGCGGGGCGTTGCCCGTCAAGGTCCTTGTGGGAGCCATTGAAGCGGCGATTGAACCACGGAGACGGGTTGAAAGAGAAGAGCCCCGGGGGTACCGGGGCTCCGAGAGACGACGCGCGAGAAGTCTTGGCAGGCGGATCGCGCGGCTGGCTGGTACTGGTGAGTCTACCCCGCCTCCAGTGACAGCGTCAAGTTTCCCTCGCTTCGCCTGCCAACGCCGTACCCCGGCACCCAGGACCGCAGCTCGTTCGAAGGGGCGTCGGCTCCGCGGTCCAAGCCATGGGCGAAGGGCGTCTACGGGCTCCGACTCGACCCCCGCGAGGGGTGACGGCAAGGCGCTCCACCCGGCGGGCTCGCGGCCCATCCGGGAGGCGGTGATAGGGCCGGCTCCGGCAGAAGCAGAGCCTTTTCGCTGACAGGGCCCCCCTTCTTCCTACCTTCACCGGTTGGGGGGAGGGGGGGCTCTGGCAGCTCCTGAACCTCACCAGCAGAAGATGGTTTCCAAGAGGAGAATAAGAAGCTGAGTCCCAGGAGATGGAGGGGGAGAAGGAAGGTTGGGGGGTGAGCGTCGTCCGCGACGGCTTCGCAACCTACTGCGCCCACTTCCCCGGCGGCGACCCGCGCCGCTACGAGCCCGACTTAGGCGTCGCCACGCTGGATGAGGTCGAGCGACAGCAGGATCGGCTATCTCGCTCACACGGCACCACTTGCACGCCCATGACCACTTTGTTAGCACCCTCTCGGGATGACTGGCTCTCGGGCACGGGTTACCTTGGTCGCAGGCTGGGAACAAACCCCGCCGCAGACCGATACCTAAGGAGACGGTCATGGACACGAAAACTTCTCATCCCTCTCTTTCCCAGCACGGCGCCGTCATCGAAACCAGGTATCTTGGCCCCACCAACTATCGTGGCAAAGACCACGACTGCGTGTTCGACTCGGCGACCACCGCCGAAGAGGTACGCCAATCCCTGATCGAGCACGACGGCTACGACCCCCGGATCACGGTCGAGCCCTACAGGCCCCCGGAAGAACCCGCGTCCGTGCTACCCCGGTGGACCTTGGCGCCAGGACGCTTGCTCTGCTACGACGGCAGGCCGGTGGTCTTTCTTGGGGTGGCCGAGGACCCGAAAACGGCGAAGCGATCCTGCGCGCCTTACGCTGCCGACGACCTAGCCAACCTCCTGATCGCTCTCCTCGAGGTCGGCGCGGAGTGCGCTCCGGGAGATGCAGGGGGTCCCTACACCTTTCCCCTGCGAGACGAGGTGGTAGAGCTGGCTCGCGCCGCCACCCGCGGCTGCGACCACGAATCAATGCAGGAGGCCTCCCGTGCGTGAGACCCGCTCCCTCCTCCTCGGCCAGAACGTCACCCCGCGCCACCGGCCGCGGCGGTGGGTGACCTTCCTCGTCCCTTTCGCCAGCTGTTGGGCCTGCTTCGCGCTGGGCGTAGCCATGGGCATCTCCAGGGGCGCGTCGTCTCATCCATGGCCTCCTGCCCACCTAAAGCTCGTCCCGGCGATCGAGCGGCCCCAGGGCACTGTCACCGCCTTCGTGCGGACGGACGGCAACTGGCTGGTCAACGTCATATGGGAGCCGATCCGGCCGGATAGGCTCCTCGGGGTTGAGCCTCCGAAGGACTCCGACTCGTGCACCGTCCACGTGGCGGCCGAGATGCCCTATCCCCAGCAGCTGGCGGAGGTCCAGAAGGGCGTCGCCCTCTGCTTCGCCGCCACCTTCACCCGGAAGGCGGGCGACGACGGCGAGTAGGCGGCGAGGGACGCCGGCAAGCGGCCGGCGGTAACCACGGGGCCGGTCCCAAGTCCGGCCCAGAAAGCGAGGAGGGAGATGCTCGAAGCGAAGCCTGAATGGGAAGAAGCGATCATGGGCGAGTGCGAGGGCCGGAAAGGTTGCGGCCTCCACCTATTGAACACGACGATTTGCCCGAGCGGGGCAGACGGGGCGTACACTGTCCAAACGGTGGCGCTCGAAACCGCTCTCCATCTCTACCGGTACCTCGTCAGCCATGGGCTCGACCCCTACAACCACGTGGGCCATGCCGCCGCCTGCCAGGCGTTCGAGGCTCTGGGTTTCGGCCACATGGAGCCCGACCGCACACCCTGGGACGGTTTCGGTTTGGGGCTTTGCCTCCAGCTTCGCGGGCGGATCGCCGAGGGCGCCATCCTCTCCAGGGCCGAGATGGAGGAGATGGGCTACGACCTGCGGTTGATCTTCCGGCCGCCCAACGTTCGGCGGGGCCTCGATGGAGTCGTGCAGTGGGCCTTAAAGCTGGGGATCGGTCGGAACGACGCCTGGAAGGCGGTCGAGGTCTTCCGGGATCTCGGCGCCACGTCACGCACAGAAATCCGGCCCTGGGTCGATGAGGAAGACGAGCTCGGCCGCGACTATCCCGCCGTAAGAACCCGTCCGGCCTGAAGCTCCCCTTCTGCCCCGGGGGGCAGTGTGGAGCGCTTCAGCGGACGGGAGACGAGATTATGGAAGCGGACGAGATTCTCGAAAAGATCCGCACCGAACGGCGGGACGGGGAGCTGCTCGGACCCCTGACCGACCGGTACGGCGCGGCCGCCGTCGTCAAAGCCCTTGGGGTGTCGCACGTGGCGTGGAGCTTGGGCGTTCGCGAAGAAGTCGTGGTCGGAGAGGAGGGGGACGACGATGCCTAAGCCCCTCTCTCGCACCGCGGCCCGCCGGCAGGCGCACCGAGAGAGCAACCTCTACCGGCTCCCTCTCGCGCCTCTCGGGCGCGGATGGGCGCTCAGGGCTCCAGGCTTGCCGGCAAGCCTACGCGGGCCGTTTACCTTCGGGCACGCCCGCCGCGAGCTCGCCGCCTGGCGCGCGAACCGGGTTCGAGAGCTGATGCAGGCTTGAAACCGTGCGGCGGGGCCCCGGAGATGAGTCCCGACCCTCCGGGAAGAGGACCGGGACTCGCGCACTACCCGCCCAACTTGGTCAGCCGCTCATCAAACTTCCTGAGCAGCGCCAGGACATCCGCCAGGGATGGTTGGGCGGCAGGAGAGGCGGCCTGGCCGAGGTTCAGGCCCACGCCAGGGAGCTGCACCAGGGGTTGACCGTCGAGCTTGACGGTTAGGCTGTCGTACCTCCAGCCGTAGGGCGGCGCGTAGACCTCGCCCTCGCCGCGGGCAGCGTCACCACCGAACAGGATGCGCAGGGGCCCAGTCGCCACATGCCCCGTGCCCGTGAAGCTCTCGGCCACGTCCCCCAGGGTCACCTGCGCCGTCTTGGCGCCGGTGGAGAGGTCGACAGAGGCGACGACCTTCCACGCCTTGGCGGTCGCCCCCTCCCATAGACCACCCCGACCCCCCTGTTCGAGGGTGTCTCCCGCGTTGAAATCGACCTTGGTTCGGTACCGGCCCAGCGCGAGGTTTGGGCCGACACCCAGGATGAGGTCCTGCCGAGCCCGGCCGGCGGCAAAAACGGCAAACAGCTCCGGCCGCGTGGCGGAGCCGTAAGGCCCAACGACCCCGGACGCCTCGACCTCCAACCGCTTGCCGGCGGCCGGGTCGACATGGAGTTCCTGGAGCGGCTGGTCGGGGGAACACGTGTAGGGTAGTTGCATTGGATCTCTCCTTCTGCGGTGGCGCATAATCGCGCCGCCAGATTTCTCAATGGAAGGAAAAAACGGGCTTCCCTCGGCTCACCTCCGCAGCCCTGAGATAGCTGTAGCGCACGGCCTCAGCGGGCAGGGCATGCACGAAAAACCGGAGGCTGCTACCGCGCAGAACCTCGAGCACCCAAGCCTTGATCTCGGCGGCCGGTACGCTCCCGGGGTCGGGGGGTGGCGGCGCTGGCGAAGCGCACCTGACGCCGGCGCTCACGTCCCGCGCCAGGCCCAGGAGGTCCTCAGTGGGGAGGGCGCCGAGGAGCTGCAGCACCGTATGGAGCTCGCGCGGCGCGGCGTCATCAGCCCAGCGAACGCGCTGGGCGAGGTCGACCGAGGCAAGGCCGGGCGAGGGGACGCAGGCCGGCTGCGCCGCGGCGCCGGCCGCCAAGGCCAGAAGCAGAGGCGCGATCGCCGAACGGATCAGCCGGGCTACCACCCGGAGCGTCACCTTGGCCAGGGGAACGAGCGCCGCGGCGATCTCGGCCGCGGCGTCGTCGAAGTCGAAGCAGACAGAAGGAGCCGGGGCGGGCGCGCGCGGTGGTGTCGCCGGCGGCGGCTCGGAAGGCGGAGGGACGGGGGGTGGCGGGGAGATCGGAGGAGGTGGGACCCCAGACCTCGAGCGCCGCGCCGCCACGTTGCGCGGTCGGATCACCACCCCCCCGAAGTCCTGAGCACAAAAACGGCAGTACGTTTCGGCGAGTTGGTAGGGACTCACCTCGCCGTTCGGGCCGGCCGCCTGGTTGAAATCGATGCCGAGCTCCGCCGCGACCTCGGGCTCCGGGAACCAATCCTCGACTGCCACGTAGCCGAAGAAGTTGGTACCCGCGCCGGCCCCGAAGATCTCATCGTACTGCGCATGACGCAGGTCTTGGGGGTCGTTGTACCTCATCGCCGGCCAGCCCCCGGGCGGCTTCGTGAGGCGCCCGGTGACGGGCGGCTTGTCGCCGCGGAACAGCCAACTGGTCCCGAGGTGACCGGACTGAAGGATGATGTCCCCGATGTCCATTATCCTGGTAGCCGCCAGAGAAAGTAGACCACAGCGGTCAGAATCCCAAGCAGAAAAGCGAGAAGCATCTCTGAAAACCTCCGCCGGGAGTATACCTCATGCATGCCGGTCGCGCCAGAAACGACTTACTGCTGAATGACTTGCGCGGTCGTGCGCAGCGATTGCGCACCGCTGGAGGTGGCGGCCGTCGCCGGTTGGGGGGTATCGTCGGGTTCTTGAGACGGGAGGAGCGGATGGAAGTCAAGGAGCGGATGGAAGTCATAGACCGGTGGAGCAAGCAGGACATGGCCCTGGAGCTTAGGAGGGACTCGGGTTTGCTCGACAACAAGGGGCGTCCGCGGATCATCTTTGTCGGCACGGGCAGCAGGACCTTCACTTGGAGCAACGTTCAGACCAATGGGACTGTCGCGCCCCTCGTCGAGCGCCTGGAGGAGTGGAAGGACGCCACGGAGCGCGAGCGCTTGCTGTTGGAGACCGAGCGCCAGGCGAACGCCGAGGGCGAGGCTAAGCTCCAGCGGGAGAACGGCGTGCTGGCCAAGGCCGTGCTCGACCTCACCCGGCGGTTAACGGTCGCCGAGCAGAGGGCGAAGAACGCGGAGGACATCACGGCGCAGCTTTCTGTCACTCACTTTCCCGCCGGCGAGGAGCCGGAAGCCCGGTGGGACATCACGGAGCTGGGGCGGCGCGCCCTGGCCTCCGGCGTCGCCGAGGGCCCCACCTGGACGCTCCTGCTCTCCCCTGACCCCCGGGAGGTGTTGTCGATCGAGGTGCGAGCCGGGAGCCGCGAGGAGGAGATCTACCGTCTCGCGGGCTACGTGACCGCCGATGACCCCGACACCAAGGGCGGCCACTTCCTTGGGCTCCTGGAAGCCGTCGTCGAAGCGGCCCAGGCGGAGGACGCCGACCTGGGGCGAGCGATGGGGGCGCTGGAGAGGCTCTTCCTGGTGGGCCTCCAGGAACACGCTGCGAAGGCCCTGGCGCGGCTCGACGACCGGGTATGCGGGCTCTTCCGTGACGAGTTGGTGGACCCCGGGCCGCAGGCTTGCTCCGAGGCGGTGAAGCGGGCACGGGAGAACCGACCAGCGCCATCGTACGACCTCAGCGCGATCTGCGCTCGGTGCGGGGAGAGGTACGACGCTCACTTGACCGGCTGCCACTGCGCCGCCTGCGACGGCTTCCTGGCGGTCGAGCCAGACCCATAGGCGGATGGCCACACCCTTGGTGTCGGCCACGAGGGGAGCGACTGATGAAAAAGGCGATAGAACCACTGGACGGCGGACGAATCGACGTACCCGCCCACCTTCTCCGGGGCCGCCCGGGCGACCACTACGTGCTCAGGATGGTGGGCGACTCGATGGTCGAGGAGGGCATCCTTGACGGCGATTACGTCATCTGCCGGCGAGGCGCCGCCGAGCCAGGCGACTGCGCGGTCTGCCTCGTTGGCGACGACGCTACCCTGAAGTTCTGGTATCCGGAGGGGGGCACCGTTCGACTGGAACCGGCCAGCCGGGCGCTGAAGCCGATCTGTCTCCCCGCGAAAGACGTCGTGGTCCAGGGCGTCGTCGTCGGCATGATGCGCCAGTTCAAGCGCCGGGGATCGAATGCCACTCTCTGAAGCGCAGGCAGCCGGCCGGGCCCAGTGCTTGGTGCGGGCTTCCGAGATCCCCGACCTGATGGGCGAGGGGCGACGGAGCTACTTCGAGCTCTGGCACGAGAAGGCGGGGCTCCTGGAGCGCTCGGTCGAGGAGACCGAGGCGATGGCCTGGGGCAACCGCCTGGAGGAGCCCATCGCTCGGGAGATCGCCAAAGTGAGGGGATGGAGGATTCGGAAGGTTCAGCGGCACCTCACGGTTGCCTGGTCCGACATCCTTCCTGAGCCGGGCGCGGTACGCCGGCACCCGGATTCCACTCATCTCCGCGCGGACGGTGACCTCGACCTCCGGCGCGAGGCGGCCGACTATCCCCTTGGCGCCTCTCTTGATTTCGAGGTCGCCGGAAGCTCCATCAGGGATGGACGCGCCGGCTGGGTTCCCCTGGAGATCAAGGCGGTCGGCCGCTACGCGGCTCGTGCTTGGGAGAACGGCCAGCCGCCGCTCGCGGTCCTTCTCCAGGTCCAGGGGCAACTCCCCTGCGCCCGCGCACCCCTGGGCGTCGTGGGCGGCCTGCGCTCGGTGACGGGACCTGCCGACGTCGCCGAGATCCCCTACCACGAACCGACGGTCAAGTTGATCTTCCGGGCGATCCTGGACCTGGAGCTCTCCCTCGCCCACGGCGAGGCGCCGGCTCCGGACCTCGAGCGCGTCCGGGACGTGGAGGTGGTGATCGCCCTCCACAAGGCGGTCACCCCCGGCAAGGTGCTCGACTTGCGCGGGGACCCCAAAGTGGAGCGACTACTCGGCGACTACCGGAGCATCGCCGAGGTCAAAGGCTGCGCGGAGAAGGAGGCGAAGCGCCTGTGGGCCGAACTGCTCCATCACCTCGGGCCGGAGGCCGACTTCGACGAGATCATCGCCAACGAATCGAGGGCCCGCCGCTGGACGGTCCCGGAGACCGAGGTCGCCTATCTCAAGAAGGCATACACCAGTTACGGCGTTTACAGGAGGAAGACGTGACGACTTACGAAACCCCGCTGAGGCCGGGAGACCGGGGGTACATGCCACCGGGAGAACATCAGGACTGCGAAGGCCGTAGCCCATTCTGGCCGGGGGACGGCACGTTTGGATATTTCTGCACCCTCGACGCTGGACACCCACCGCCACATGCGGCACACGACGGCGACGACGGAGTTGTGGCGACCTGGGAGGAGGAGACCTGATGGCCCGCAAGGAGACGACGACGGCCGAGAGCAAGCCCCAGACAGCCCTCGCCGAGAAGGACCCGGCCGCTCCGCTCTTGAAGACGATGGAACTGATGCGCCCGCAGTTTGAGATGGCGCTGCCGCGGCACCTCGACGCCGACCGCTTCTATCGGGTGGCCCTCACCTGCTTGAGGACGAACCCCAAACTTGTGAAGGCCGACCGCGGCTCCCTGCTCGCGAGTCTCATGCAGGCCGCCCAGCTCGGCCTAGAGCCGGACGGGCTTCTGGGGCACGGCTTCCTCATCCCCTACGGGGACAAGGTGCAGTTCCAGCCCGGCTACAAGGGCTACCTGGCCCTCGCCCGCAACTCGGGAGAGATGACCTACTTTCACGCGGATTTCGTCCTGGATGGCGACCTTTTTGAGTACGAGCACGGCACCAACGCCAAGCTCCGCCACGTTCCGGGGCCGAACCGGTCGGACCCCAAGAAGAAGCTCCTGTACGCCTACTGTCACAGCAAGGGCCGCGGCGGGGAGGTTTTCGTGGTGCTCGACGAGAGCGAGGTGCTCGCCCGGCGGGATCGCTCCCAGGGGTACCGGGCCGCCGTCAAGTACGGCAAGGACTCCCCCTGGAAGACCGACGAGGCCGCGATGTGGACGAAGACGGCGATCCGGGCCTGGGCGAAGCACGGGCCGCAGTCGGTGCAGCGGGCAGCGGAGATCGAGGATGCGGCCGACCGCGGGCTGATTCCCCGCCAGGTCTTCGAGGGGTCCATGGACATCGTTATGGAGCCGCTCGAGGAGCCGGCAGAGACCACGGCCGGCAAGCTGGACAGTTTCGTGGCGAAGAAGGCCGCTCCCCCGACCGAGCAGCCGTCCGGCGGCGACCTCTTCGACTCCGCGCCCATCAGCGCCCGCCGCACTCTGACGACCGCGCAGGTCGAGCACATCAGTATGGTGGCCGACGAGCTCGGCGTGCCGATATCGGAAGTAGAGGAAGCCTGGGGCTGTGCACTGGTGGATGTCCAGGTCGACGAAGGCGACGCAGAAACCGAGGTGCTCGCATGGATGCACCTCAAGGCGAAGGGAGGCCAGTAGACCATGGCGAGAGTGACCGCAAAGCAGGCAGAGATCGAGGGTACAGAGAGCCCCCAGAGAAACCCGGAGCTGCATGCGCTGGGGCTGGAGATAAAGACCCTGGAGGCCGAACGAAAGGAGATCACCAAGAAGGAGAAGACGAAGCGGACGGAGGCAGCGGGCGCGCTCCACGCCCTCGGTATCGACCGCTACCACGTCGACGGCGTAGAGCTCTGGTTGGAAGGCGGGAAGGAGAAGGTGAAGGTCCGCCTCGACAGCGGCGACGGCGGGGAGGAGTAGGTGATGGGCGTGATCACGGTGGCAGACGGCGCCGGCTGGCCCGAGAGGCTGGCTGAGGCATGCAATTTAGCGGGACCTGGCGACACGTTGATGGTGTCGAGCCGAGCCCGGGTGGATTTGGCGCGAAGGGCGCTGGACCGGATAGGAAGGGTCGACGTGGGCATCGTAACCGTGGACGCCTCGGCCGCCCACAAGGAGGCGCAGAAGGTAGATGGCCTCCGCCTCGCGGTAGAAACCCTGCGGAAGTGGGCGCAGGAAAGTGGCGATCAGGGCGACGAGCTGGTCCTCAACGACGCCACGGACGGGCTGGCCCAGATCGCCGACCGACTGGAGGAAGAGGGACATCGGGAGCGTCTTCTTCGATGACCGCCGCGGAGCGGGCGCGGGAGGAGGGGCGGCGGGCGGGGCTCCTGGAGGCGGTCGACACGATCTCGGCGCGGCTGAAGCCGCGCGGCGACAACTTCCAGCGGGAGCCCGCGGCCGACCTACCGATTCGGCTGGCGAAAGTGCTGCACGAGCTCCGCCTTCAGGCGGCCGGCCCCGCCCAGGTCCGCCTCGACGGCGGGGCGGGGCCGGCCGGCGGCGGCGAACTGACCGCCCGGGTGCTGATCGTGCTCCAGGCCCACCTCGCCGCGCGCGAGAAGTTCTTCCGGGAAGAGCGGGGGGGCTACCAGCCCCCCAGCGCGGCGGCGCAGGAGGAGGCACGGAAGGAGATCCGCGCCGCCCTCATCCGGTACCACGAGACCAACGGCGACCGCGAGAAGTGGCGGCGGGAGAGTGAGGTCCTTGCGGCGGGGTTTGGTATCCTCTACTCGCCAACTCACAACGGGGAGCTCGAGAAGGAGAAGGAGCTGAAGCGGCTCGCTGGGCGACCCCTTCCCGCTGGCTGGCTGCCGAAGCTCTACCTGGAGCTCTGGCGGCCCTGGAAGTTGCTGCGGGGCAAGCCAGACCCCGTGTCTCGCTTCGCGGAGCTCTGCTTCGAGAGGCGGCGGGAGGAAGCCGATGGACGCTAAGCCCCTCACGCCCTGCGAGCACGAGGAGGGGGCGTAGTGCTCGCCACCCTCCATCAAGGGGATGCGCTCGCCGCCCTGCGCACCTTGCCGGCGAACTCCTTCCAGTGCTGCGTCACGAGCCCTCCCTATTGGGGTCTTCGCGACTACGGCACAGGCAAATGGGAAGGAGGCGACTCGGCCTGCGCTCACAAGGGGCGGCCGAAACCGCGATCGAACACGACCGGAGCGGGCGCAGGGCATGGACGGTTCTCCGCCGAGCGAGGGACGCAACCGGCGAAGGCGATCAGTGGCGAGCCCGTTAGGGGCGAGTGTCGCTGCGGAGCGCGAAGGGTCGACCTCCAGGTCGGCCTGGAGCCAACCCCGGATCTGTACATCGCTCGGCTGGTGGAGGTCTTCGAGGAGGTGCGGCGGGTGCTCCGCAACGACGGCACTCTGTGGGTCAACATGGGAGATTGCTATGCGAACGACGGGAAGTGGGGCGGGCGCTCAAGCGGGAAGCACGCCGAGGGGCTTCATGGGGCGAGCAGCATCGGGCGAGGCAAGCGCACAACCGGCCTGAAGCCGAAAGACCTCTGCGGCATGCCGTGGCGGCTCGCCTTCGCGCTTCAGGGTGCCGGGTGGTACTTGCGCTCCGACTGCATCTGGGACAAGGTGAACCCGATGCCCGAGAGCGTTCGGGACCGGCCCACCAAGGCCCACGAGTACATCTTTCTGTTTTCCAGGGCCGAGAGGTACTACTACAACGCGGAGGCGATTAGGGAGCCCGACAACGGGTCCGATCACCCGCGGAACGTCCTTCATCGTCCCGAGCCGAGCGGAGGAATCGCGCATCCCAACAGCGGCATCCGGCGCGCCGAGGGTCGGAACGGGGCCGGTCGAAACCTGCGCACCGTCTGGCGCTTCACCACCCAACCGTATCCGGAGGCGCACTTCGCCACCTTTCCGCCCGAGCTCGCCGAGCGCTGCATCCTAGCTGGGAGCCGGCCCGGAGACGCAATTCTCGATCCCTTTGGCGGCGCCGGCACGACTGCGATGGTAGCGCTACGGCTCGGCCGCCCGGCAACCACGATCGAGCTGAACCCGGCCTATGTCGAGATGGCCGAACGGCGAATTCGCGGCGACGCGCCCCTGCTGAACGAAACTACCCGACGCGTGCCGGAGGCGACGGTCGATGCTCACTGAGCAGCGCACCCTCCCCCACAGCGAGGAGAGCGAGCGTGCGGTCCTTGGGGCCATCCTTCTCGACCCCGAGCTGCTCGCCGCTGCCGGCCGCCGGCTCGCCCCCGACGACTTCTACCTGGAGCGCCACCAGGCCCTCTTCACGGCCATGGTCACCCTGCGCCAGGAAGGAGCGACGGTCGACGCCCGCACCGTCCAGGCGAAGCTCGAAGCCTGGGGCGCCTGGGAGCAGGTGGGCGGCATCGCCTACCTTGCCCAGCTCGACCTCGACCTCCCCGACCTCGGGCGGGTCGACTCCTATGTGGAAATCGTCAAGGAGCGGGCGACCCGCCGCCGGCTCATACAGCAGGCCAACGGCCTCATCCGCGCCGCCCTGGAGGGGGATCCCCTGCCCGAGGTGGTGGAGGGCCAGGCCGCCGCCCTGGAAACCGCCCGGCGGGCGTTGGGGGGCTCGGGCGTGGGTGGGTACCGCCCGCTCGCCGAGGTGGTGTACGAGACCTGGGAGGCCCTGGAGGGGGGCGAGGAGGCGACACCTCGCGGCTTCGTGAGCACGGGCCTCCAGCGCCTCGACGCCAAGCTGGGGAACCTCGGCCCTGGGTGGCTGGTGGTAATCGCCGGCCGACCGGGCACAGGGAAGACCGCCCTGGCGCTTCAGATGGGCCTCCACAACGCCCTCGCCGGCCGCGGCGTCGCCATCCAGACAATGGAGGACAGATCGGGTGCCCTGGTCGAGCGGATGTTCTGCCACTTCGGCGAAGTGGGGAAGACGGACCTGAGGCTACGGCAGCTCACGGCCACGCAGTGGCGCGCGGTGGTGGCAGCCGGCCGGCGCCTGTCGGGCCTGCCCATGTGGATCGACTCCACCCGCAGGCTCACCGCCTTCGACATCTGCGCTCGGCTGCGCCGGCTCGCCGGGGAACACCCGGTCGACCTCGCCATCATCGACTACCTCACCCTCCTCCAGCTGCCTCCGGGGAAAGACCGCCGGGGCGACCAGAAGCTGGGCGACGCCTGCAAGGCATTCCTGGAGCTCGGGGACGAGCTTGGGATTCCCATCCTCCTGGCGGCGCAGTTTTCCCGCGCCGTCGATCGGGAGGGCCGAGCCCCGCGCCTATCGGACCTGAAGGAGACCGGCGAGCTCGAGCAAGACGCCCACGTGGCCCTCCTCCTCCATCGGGAGCCGCGGGAGGATGATCCCTCCCGCCTCAACGACCATGGGCGCATCCTGGTGGCAAAGAACCGCGGCGGCGACACCGGTGGCGTGCCGATCATCTTTCAGGGGGCCTTCCAGCGCTTCCGGGAGCCTTCCTCTCAGGAACTGGAGGAGGAAGCCGCGGCTGCTCGGGCGAAGAGGAAGCCCAAGAGCTACGAATGAGCGCGCGCGACCTGGAGAGGCGCCGCAGAGAAAGGACGGGATGGATGAAGCCGATGATGGAGCGAGACATGGAGGGCCAACCCCTGCCGGTGGTAGACCCCAGCAAGGTGGCGAAGGCCGCCGAGACAGCGAGCAACGCGGCCAACAAGAAGCCGCGGAAGGACCGCGGCACCCGGCGGCTGAGCCTGCCCGCGCTCCTCGTAGGGAGGATCGAGAAGCACGCCGAGGACGTAGAGCTCGCGCCCGAGAAGTTCTTGGGGAAGCTGCTCTCCGAATACGAGGCTGGGCAGTGGGAGACCTTCACCCTCCCGCCCGCGGTTCTCGGCCGCCTCGGCTTGGCCGCCGAGGCAAGCGGGCGCTCCCTCTCGGAGCTGCTGGCCATGATGGAGCGCCACCTGATGGCACTCATGGGGGGGGATCTTCAGCACCGCCCGGCCATCCCCGGCGCCGAGCCCGAGCCCATCCCAGCCCTGGAGGACCAGCTCGTCGAGGAGTTCCGAGCTCGACTGAAAGGAAAGGCGAGCGCGTGAGCGGGCCGACCCATGCCCTGGTGCAGTACAGCGAGTCGCTGGGCCCTGGCAACCACGTCCCCTGCCGGGTGCTCGCGGAGGAGGAGGATGGCCGGCTGCGCGTGCAGGTTCTCGGCCGAGAACCGAACGCCACCCTCGCGCGGCGCGCCGGCAGGGCCGTTGTGCAGACGAAAGACGGCCCCCGGTGGCAGTGGCAGCCGGGGACAGTTCATGAAGTGGACGACTGCGACGAATGCAGGAGGGGGAGGCGATGACCGTCTACGATCGCGACATCTTCGACCTGACCGAGCCAAATTTTGACCTGACAGGCCAACGGCTCGCGATGCTGAAGCTCGCCCTCTACCGCCGCGCGCACCGGCGCCGGGAGGCGAGCACGGCCAAACAGGGCGTCCTCCGCTGGTTCACGCGCCACCTCGAAAGGGGGATCGTTTGAGCGCCGCCGTCTCCCACATCCCCCGCACGCTCGCCAAGCTCCGGACCGCCGGCGTCTGGGAGAAGGTCGAGCAGTGGGTGACCTTCGCCGGTGCGAAGGAGGAGGCGCGTCCCTTTCTCGATCGGGCGGCGGTTGGGGGCGAGACCGTCAAGCGCGGGGGCAAGGGTTTCAAGCGCGACTTCATGGGCTTCGCCGACATCTTGGGACTGGATGGCCGACTCGGCGTCCATGCCGTCCAGGTCTGCGCCCGCTCTGGGCTCTCGGCCCACCTCGCCAAGATCGACAACGAGGACCGCGCCAAGGCGTGGCTCCTCGCGGGGAACAGGCTCACCATCTGGACCTGGGAGAAGAAGGAGAATCGCTGGCAGAGCCGCGAGGTGCCCCTCTGCCTGCACGAGGGGCGGATCGTCACCGTGTACGAAAAGCAGGCGGCCGAGCTGGCCCGGCAGAAAGGAGAAGTCGATGAGCAGTGACGCGACTCGCAAGGTGGTGCTGGAGGGCCTGGTCGAGGCACGCCAGATCATCCGCGCGCACCTCGCGGACCAGAACCGGAGCGATGTCTACCAACCCTGGGCGACGACCCTGATTCGGCTCGACCACGCCATCGCCTACCTGGATGCACCGGCGCTGCTTTCCCGGCCAGACTCGGCGCCGTGGCCTCCCAGAGATGTCCTGGGTTGCCTGCTGGATGCGGCAGATCACCTTCTCAATCACCATGACTGCGATCATCAAGGATACGAGGAGCTTTGCGCCGCAAGGGATGCGGGTCGCCAGTGGCTGGCGATCGAGCGGTGAGATCTTTTGGGAGACGAGCAACGGCCCCGCGAGCGCACCGGGGCCGTTGCCACCTACTGCTGATTGAGCTTCGCGAGCTCCGCGCTGATCGCAGCCTCCACGAAGAGCGTCAGAGCCGCCCGAACAAACGGGTTGGAAACCTTTTCGAGAGCCGCATCGATGAACGGCTTCAGCTCTGCGCGGCCTTCGGGGCTCGCGAGGTAGGCCGCTAGGGCTTGGGCGAATGCACTGGTGTCCACGGGCACCTCCTTGTATTACTCCCTATGGTTTGGGTGATCGATGAAGTCCGCGATGGCTTCGACGATGCGGGCCGGGTAGAACCGGAGACCCGCCTGCCACATCTTGAACATGATGCGCTCCGCTTCCTGCGCGTCGCACTCCAGCTGCTCGCACAGAATCTTCGCGGTAGCCTGCTTGGCTGCTGCCGGGTGGCAGCATGACCCGGAGGCGCAGTTGAGGACGACACCGCCGTCGTTGTCGGGCATGGATCTTCCTTTCCTTTCTATGGCTGCACCACTCGGTGCGCCAGAAGTTGATAGTGATCCTTTTCCCACCGAGCCTTGTTGAGGTCGCCCTCCTCTTTGATCGCAGCGATGCGGTCGGTGAGTATGGACAGCTGCGAGCGAACGCCGAGTAGTTCTCTGTCGGTGGTCGCGGCGGCCACGGCGACCCTTGAGACGTTGTCGACCGCAGCGTCGAGGCGCTGACTGGCCCGGCCAAGGTAGAAGCTCTGAGCGAGCAACGCGCCAACCATGGCGACCGGAACAACAAGATCTTTAACGTTTTGCGTCATCGTTCACGGGCCTCCCAAGCAGGCTCTTGTAGATGTCGAGTTTCGAGGATGCCAAGGCCGTCATGGCCTGGTCCAACTGCATGATCATATCCTGGCGGGTCTGGGCATCGAGAGGGTTTCGGGGATCGCCCCAGGCCATCCACTCCTTGCGCTGCGCCACGAGCTTCGCCAGCTCCTTTCGGTCGTCGAGCAGCTCCTTGGCGAGCAGGAGCTCCGGGTGCTGCTGCAGGAGCTGGTTACTCCGGTCGACATTGCCGGCCTGCATCGCCTCCTGGGCCGAACCGGCCGCCTGGGCCGCCGAGAGGGAGAGGTTGTAGATCTCGGTCACCGGCTCGCTCCCGATCCCGATGGTGGGCGAGGAGGTGAAGCCGCGGAGGAGGGGGACATCGGCTGCGTGGGTGGGGAGGTCGGGCTTGTCGCGGTTCAGCCCCAGGAGTTTGTCGGCCGCCGAGACGGCGAGGGTGCCGCCCCCACCGGCGTAGTTCTTCACCAGGTAGTCGAGCTTGAGCGGGCTGACGCCCAGGGCGCTCCCGAGGTGGCGGGCCACGCCAGAGGTGACCGGCGAGACGCGATCCTCCGGGAGGCGAGCCTGGCCGGGGGTGGCGCCCTGGGCGAAGCCGGGGGGCTCGACCGGGGCGTTACGGAAGCGGCTGTAGTTCGTGGCCGCCTCGATGGCCGGCTGCACCGCGGAGGGCAGGAGGTCGGTGGGGTTGACCTCCGGCATGGCGCCATCAGCCATGTTCTGATCAGGCCCGCGCAGGACGAAGTGCGCCGGGGTCTGATCGATCACGGCGTCGACCAGACCCTGGACCGCGCTCGGGTCCTTGGTGGTCACGTAGTCGAGAAAGGCGTGCATGCCATAACTGAAGGCGAGGTTCACCAAGCCCAAGGGCCGAGGGACCGGGATAAATGGGCGAGAGGCGTCGAAGTGCAGGCCCACGGCCTCCATCGCCTTAACCGAGAGATCGTCCTTGTGGAGCTTCGCCACCGGCATGAACGTTTCCTTCTGCCACTGGGGAAGGTTCTTAAAGTCCCGGTCGTCCTTCCACCGGTACCAGTTCAGGATCGAGGGGAGGGTGATCATCGCGAACCCGCGCGCGAGGGTGGCGACCGGCTTCTCCCTGACCGCCCGCATGAAGCGGTTCATCCCCTGGAGGTCCGCGTTGGCGAAAGCCTCGTAGGCGTTCCAGCGCTGGCCGACGTACCCGGAGCGGGAGAAGTCGACCGTCACCTCCCGGGCGAAGTCGCCGGCCTCCAGCTCGTTCGCTCCCTTCAACCGCGCTCGGCGGAAGGCACCTACCCGGGTGGCCTGCTCGGAGAGCTCGGAGAGGTGCTCGAGCGGGAAGAGTATGGGGCTGGCCACTTTCGCGAAGAGGTTGGGCTCGCGGGCGACGTGGCGCTTGAAGGCGCCCCAGCGTCCCCCCTCGCCGGTCAGATCCTGGGCAGTGAGGAAGCCGGCGTTCCGGTCCTTCGAGACCAGGATCGAGGCACCGCCTCCCTGGTTCTGGAAGTCGACCCAGTGCTGGTGCAGAGCCGATCCCTCGGGCGCGAGGCGCGTCAAGCCGCCCATCACCCAGTCGACGAGGGGACGATAGCCGTACTTGGTTCCCATTACGACGGCGTCCCACTGATCCTTGATGACGTTACGGGCGGCGAACTCGGGGGAGAAGGTGGTAGCGCCCGCGCGTAGACCGCGTGCCCCGAAGCGGAAGAGGTCGTCGATCACCCGGAGGACGCCGCGGGCCTGTCGCGGGGAGAGCAGCTCGAAGGCCCGCTGCACTTCCGGCGGAGCGCTGTAGTCGACCCTCTGGCCATCGCGGTAGGCGGAGAAGGTGCCAGCCGCTGGCCTGCCGCCCGGCCCCGGCGCGGCCCGTTGGATCTCGGCGCCCACCGCGGGGAAGTTCTCGGCGTAGTCGCCCATCAGGTTTCGCACCCGCTGGCGCTCTGCCCAGGCGCCGATCCTCTGCACCTGCTCGAGCGCCGCCTCCACCGGGGGGAGCACCTGATGGTCGGGGTGCAGGCCTCCCGACCGGTAGGTGACCGGAGCCGCGGCGTTGCCAGTGGGCCGGGAGGGGCCGAAGTCGGGGTTGCTGGCGACGTCCTCGATCACCCGCGCGAGAGGGGCATACTCCCGCCCCTTCCCGCGCATGGCCGCCACCTCGTCGGCCGAGAGGTAGCCGACCTCCTGGAGAGGGCCCAGGGTCGCCTTGTCGAGGAGATCCCGGAAGCGGTCAGCAACGTCGGTGAGACCCTGTACGTGGAGACCGGAAGCGCGGCCCGGGTCTGGCGCGGCACCGTAGCGGGCGGCGGCATCCTGGAGGAACCGCTCCGCCCTTTCTGTGGAGGCGCGGCGGATCTCGAGCTCGGCCGCGTCGGGGCGGGCAAGCTCCTCGGGGGTCAAGGGGTGCGAGCCGCGCACCTGGAGGTTGAGGTCCGGGGTCCGCTCAGCGGCGGCCACTCGGGCTCGAGCGGCGCCGGCCTTCTCGGCGTGGAGCGCCGCGGCCTGGGCGGTGTCGAGGACGTCCTGGAAGGCGGAGCGAGCCGCCGGGGTGGCCGCCGCGAGCCGGTCCTGGGCGGCGCTCTGCCGGCCCACGGCGCTCAAGGCGAGGTCAAGGGCCGCGTCTACTTGGCCGGAACTCCCAGAGCGGCCCGCTTGGCGCGCCTGAGCCGCCCGGACGGGCACCTCACCCGCCGCCCTACCCTCGGCCCTCGCCGCCCGGAGCTGCTCACCCAGCGCCCGCCGAGCGTCCACGCCCATGTCCCTGGTGAGCTGGCGCATGGTGGTGGCCGAGTCGCGGAGATCCTGGATCGTCTGGGCGCGGTCGGCCTTGGCCTGCTCGTACTCGGCGACAGCATCCGCCTGGCGCTTCACCGTCTCCAGGTGGGTGGTCGCCAGGAGGTAGTCGTCGACGTCCTGGTGGAACTCGGGTGACCAGCCGTGCATGATCGACTGGAAACCGTCGTCGATCCGGGTGGAGTTGCCGGTCGCGGGGTCGAAGCGGTAGATTCCGCGCGCGAGCGGGGCGCGAGCGATCTCCGAGGCGGCGCGGGCCCGTCCCTGGAGAAGGCGCAGGAACTCGGCCTGATCCTTCAGGCCCGCGCGATTCAAAAGATTGATCGGCCCTTGCTCCTTGTTGACCATCGCCAGGTAGAGCTCGCTCATGCCGTCCTTCACCCGGTCGAGGAGGCCCGCCCCGGACGGGGGGTTTGGGTCCCTCCGCACCAGCCCGTCGAGGGGGGAGGGCCGGCGCGGCGGCTTGGCGAAGGGGTTGGAGGCGGCGCCGGTGTCCGCGCCCGGGAAGAGACCGAGGTTCCGGCGGACGTTGCCAACGACGATGGCCGCCGGCGAGGAAAGGGGTGCGGCGGCATCCGGCGCAGCGCTCTGGTCCAGGGCGAAACCGCGGCGCCAGCGCGCCCGAGACCGCGGATCGAGGTAGGGGAAGTCGGCGGGGTCGATCCCGCGAGCCTCCAGCCAGGCGTCCGAGGGCGCCGGCGGGGGAGCTTCCATCTGGGGAGCCGCGGCCGCCTCGGTTTCATCGGCGAGGGTGTGGAGGTCGTGGTCCAACCGGAGCTCGGCCTGCCGCTTCAGCTCGGGGTGCCAGGTGGCGTCCACGGCCGAGACGTTGTCGGGGGCGGCCTGGGCCATCTCCTGTCGGTGCTGGCGGTAGGCTTCCTTGACCGCGACGTGATCCTCTGGCGGCGCCACCTGTTCGGGCGGGATCTGGCGGAGACGGGCCGCCTCCTCGCCGGCGGCCTGGAGTTGGGCCTTTTTCTGGGCGACCCGCTCGGCGACGTCCTGGGCCCGGAACTCCGCCTGGGCCTGGCCCACGGCGCCGAGCCCCCCGGTAGCGGTCCCAAGCAGGCCCCCCAGCACGGCGGCGTGCCGGCGGCTGTCCTCGTCCTCGCCGTAGCTCTGGACGTAGCCGGCGGCAGCGCCCTCCACGCCCCCGGCGGCGGCTCCCAGGGCCGTCCTCATGCCGAGCCCTGCCCCTTCGCCGGCGAGGCCGCGCACTGCGGCGCCGAGGGGAGCCAGGGGGGCGGTCGCGCGCCCGAAGCCGCGGAGTGCGGTACCAGCAACGGCGGCGCGGCCGGTCATGTATTCAGCGGCCATCGGCGCAAGCTGCATGGTGAGGTCCGCGGCGAGCGGCACTCCCGCCGCGAGACCGGAGGGATGGTTCACCAGGTAGTCGGCGCGCCCCTGCTCGCCGCTCTGACGGATCTCCTCGGTGAGGCCAGGAGGGATCAGGTCATCGAGCGCCTGGTGGACAGGGGGGACAGGCCGCGGGCGTACACCGGCCGCTCGGTCCCGCTCTTTCTGGCCCTCGGCGGCGAGAAACTTAGCGGTCTCCGGGTCCGGCTGGAACTGGTCTCGGAAGGCTTCCGCCAGCCCGCCCGCGAGGGTCCCCAAGTTGGTCCTGACGGAGGCGGCGAGCGCCCCCGCTACCCCGGGGTCTGGGGGAAGGTCGACGTGCCCCACGGCCGGCCGCGCCCCGGCGGCCCGAAGCCCGGCCCCAAGCTGGGACATGTCGCGGTGAGGGCCCGGCGGGGTGTAGTCCGAGTCCCCCGGCCGGTCGATCGGCGGCGAGGCCTTGGGGCCTTCCGCTTCTGGGGCGGTTCCGGGGCGATTCCGGGGCGGTTCCGGGGCGGTTCCGCCCAGATGGTGAGCCCTCGCTCGGGCCATGGCCTGGCGGATCACCTCCGGGTCGGTGCCGTCCGGGAAGTCGATGGAGACGAGGCCGTCGGACGTCGAGACGGAGATCACCTGCACGCTCCTGCGCAGCGGGTGCGCAACCCAGCGGTTGCGGGGAAAAGGGGAGGCGGGTAGGCTCGTCTCGTCTGGAAAGGAGACAACATGATAGACGAGATCGTAGTGCAGCAGGTGCCGGAGCAAGGCGCGGTCAAACGTGCGGTGGTGGTGGTTGATCGTGGCTGGATCTTCGCGGGCGATTTGAAGGAGGAGGGCGGCCGGATCTTCCTGTCGCGCGTTATCTGGCTCTTCCGCTGGGAGGGAGTCGGGATCGCCAAGGTGCTCGAAGACCCCAAGGCTTCGGGAGCTGACCTTCGGCACATCTTGGATGTGGACATCCCGGCCGTCGCCGAAATCTTCCGCTGGCCGGTGGCGCCCGAGTGGGGGCTGTCGTGCGCGAAGT